CTTATAAGAAGGACACCGACCAATGACCAACGCAACCTATGCTTTGTTTTTCATGCTCTACGAAGTGGACGCTGTGCAATACCAGACAACAATTTTAATGGAAAGCCCGTTGAAATGCCAGGAGGCAATCATAACAAGCAACCAGTTTTACGAGTTCACCAATGGCATCGCTGCTTGGTGTGAACCAACCGAAATACTAAGGCCAGTTAAAAGGCCAAAAATCAGACCAACAAAGAGGTAAATTGAAATGAAACTTGAACCAGTCACTAAACATACAAGAGCGCCTGAAAGTGGACGCCGTATTTTATGCCCTCATTGTGATAGAATAAGCATTGTTTATCACTTTGCATGGTCTGCGATTACTTGCCAACATTGCAACAAAGAAGCGAAGAAAGAGGATTTTTTTGCTTACCCTAGCAACGTTGAAAAGAGAAAAATCAACGCATCGAAAGCTAAAATCGCTAGTCTAATGAGTTACAACTTGCATGAAAAAGTAAAGCCAAGCGATTTAAGGATAGAAGGAAACTGGTTATTTCATTACGACAAAGAGTACAAAGAAGTTAATTGTTATGCTTTCGAGATAGATTTTAACGCACCAATGGAATGTTGGGATCATATACCAACTGAAAAATCAGCATTTCATTTGGGTAAAACTGACCCAGATACGTTAGACGCTTTGAATCATAAATATTGCGAGTACTTAGAAGAGATAGGTCAAGAATTAATGGCAGACGAATTTAGACATTGTTAAGCCCTACCTCGGCATCTTAAAATAATCCCCAAGCGCATCAAGCGCAATCCTTAACACGGTCACGCCTGACTTTTCAGCGTGGCCTTCTTTCTTTGCCCATTCGCTAGGCGACGAGCCGACAATGCAAACCCAACGCAACACGCTTGCCAAGTCTCGCCCGACAAACTTTAGCGCCTCATTATATTGTATTTCTGCTTCCCCTGCCGTTTCACCACCACGCTTGCCACCGTCCACAATGACCGCATCATAGTTAGACGTTAAGCGTTGTAGCTTGCCTGATTTGTAAAACAACGTGTAAAGCTTTTCCCCTGCATCATATTGACGTTGTGTTATTTGATCGCGTGATTTCATGCGGTCTAATGGCGTTTGTTGTGTTATTCTTAATCGCTTCTTTGAGCCAAGCTTTTTTGACGTTCGCTCGTAACGTATCCCGGCGGTATGCTGTAGCCTCTCAGGTGTGCCGAAATCAGACTCCCTAGAACGCTCATTGAGTGGCTTTTTATCCCTTACCATTACCACCCCCCTTGCGATACTGAGAACGCGCTCTGTGTGCGCTTAGAACGTCTCCTATGGACTCTTTTTTGGGGTGTGCTTCCATTTCCCCGGCAAGCGCTGCATAACCACACAAATCAACCCAATTATCGTGATGTTCTGAGCCACGACTACGCGCTATCTTGAGCAAGGCCATCATCGTTGCCACATCGACCGCCGAAACGGTCACGCCTAAGTATGTACTCCAGAACTGCCCAATCGTTTTAAAGCTTTCTGAGGCATCGCCATAAGTTACCGCTCTATCGCCTGAGATTAGCTTCCTGGCTGTCTCTAGTATTTCATCACGTTTCATCTGCTGCCTCATATAACCATTGTGCATTGTTGTATTTGTGAGAGTCGCGCTTTTGTTTGTCTTTCTTTCTAACCAGACCGCTTACTGTCATGCCTCGTATGCTATTCGCTACCTTGTGTGAGCTTATGCCCAACCTTCCTGCAACGTCGTTAGATGAGCTTGCGCCATGCTTTCGTAAGTCTTTGAGTATTTGATGATGTATAGCTCTTACTGGCACTGATTTACGCTTGGGAATGTCACAAGGTAGCACCGGGCGTTTTTTAAGTTTGTGCTGTTCACGTTCCCACGCGAGCATGAGTTTCCCAAGTTTTTCTTCTGATATGTCTTTGAAGTTCATTTTACTAATGCCTCTAGTTGTAGTTTACGTCGGATAATGATTTCACGTTGGACGGCATTCCATTTTGGAAGCTGCGGCGCGTTTAATATTTTTCTGCGATTGGCAAGACCTTCGAGTTCTGCAAGAGAGTGATATTCATTCACCACAAGTTGAAAATCTTTCTCACCAAGAGAAGCATAATCTTGCACCTTCTGGGGACAGGTCTTCAGGACAGGACAAACCGTGTATAGATACACGGGTTTTGTCCTGGCTGACCTAAGAGTGACCCGGTTTTGTCCTAGGTCTGTCCTGAGTTTGTCCTGAAGTTTCGTAATGTATTGTTTTTGCTGCATTTTCTCAGGACAAAACTCAGGACACTTTTTTTCGTTGTCCTGACCTCTGGGACAAACCGTTTTTATTTTGTCCTGAGCGTGTCCTGAGGCCATTTTCACGCCACCACCACACAGCCACCGCGAAGCGCCAAAACGCCCTCATCAATGAGCTTTTTTATGTGTCTATTCGCTGTCCTTTGGGAACATTCTAGCTCTAGTCCAACCGCTTCTTTTAGGTCGGCTCTTGGTGCTTCCCCGAACTCATCCACGCTTTTTATTTGGTCTAATATGACCTGTCGTATATACTCCGGGTCTTTCTTGCTGCGTGGTTTATCCGGCGTATATTCGAGCGCCAGTGAGCTAGTTTCATCGCCATTTGGTGTGATAAGTGGCACAGTCACCTTGAGAAACGCCATTGGTTCTGGTTCTTCTGCGTCTTTCATTTTGGTGTTTTCAATGAGTATTTTTAAATCACCCCATTCGGCGACCTTAAATTCAGCATCGAGTGCGCCATACATAACGCTTGAACCACGCGCTCTGTCCTTATTTGAGTGGCCTGTGTGATGCACGATAAGTATGGTACAGCCGTATTCCGCTTTCACATCGTCGAGCGCTTTAATGTATTCCCCCACACGTTCAGAGCTATTTTCATCGCCGATCATGGTTCGCGCTAGTGTATCCAAAACGATAAGCTTGGGTTTACCCACGGCGTTTGCCATTCGTTGTAGTTCTTGGTGTAGTTCGGTAGCGCTTGCTTCGTCGTTTACAATGACTGCTGAGTTAGACTTATAGAAAGGCACATCTGTTAGGTCTACGTCATGCGTTTGTGACCATGCCGCGACTCTACGTGCAAACCCTGCGTGACCTTCGCCAGCTATGTAAAGCACCAGTCCTTGCTCGACGTCTTTTCCATGCCAATCTTTCCCTGCTGCAATGGATAGCGCCATATCTAGCACTGCGAATGTTTTACCTGCGCCGGGCGAACCAAAGAACATGGTAAGCGCTTCTTTCTCTAGCATACCGTTGATTAACCAAGCTGGCGGTTTCATCTCTATATCGGACACATGGGTAAACATGGGCGTTGGCAAACGTGCGCCTTTTAACCCTTCCCGTACCGCTTCTTCGCCTTCTTCAACGAAGACATCATTCCAGTCATACCCTTGCTTTTTGGGCGTGGCATATGGTCTACCACTAGCTTTTGCCGCCTTGATCCCAGCTTCGTCGTTATCTGCCGCAACCACCAGTTCAACCTTGGGAAACGCTTCTTGTATGGCTTTACAGACTTTTGGTAGGTTGCCGCTAGACAGTGCGAATATGGTGTTGGTTTTTGTCGCTGCGTAAATGCTGGCACAAGTGGCATACCCTTCCGCGACGTATAGCTTGCCAGGTGCTATTTTACCGCATACCCCAAACGATCCTTCGGCTTGCATGTTTTTGCTAAACTTTTTGGTGCCGTCTGGTGTTATTGTTTGTTTACCCACACGTTCCTTTTTGGCGTTAAATATGGGTATAACGACGTTGTTTCCTTCGAGTTTTGCCCCGATAAGCTCAATGCCTTTTCTTATGTGATATGGTGTTTGTTCATCAAAATCGTCTTGCCCCACTGTTTTATCCCTTAGTTGCACTACGTTTGTTTCTTTGGTGGGCAGTAAGCCCATTTCTTGCAGCGCTTTTTGTATGTCTTGAAAGTTTTCGGTTCCGCATTGTCGGCAATGGGTACGCACTTCGCCTTTATATTCGGTGATCCAAAACCGATCTTTACCGCCGCATGATGGGCAAGCACCGTGATACTCAGAGCCAAACTTCTTTAGCCCCAGCCGATCTATTATCGCTTGCCCATATTGCGACCAGTATGCTTTTGGATAGTCGCTCACCAATCTAACGCTTTGTCTATGGCATCTATTTGTGGAACTTCTTGCCCACAACATTTGCAAGTGACGTGCGCTTTTGGTGGCACTTCTATGCCCAGAATACCCAATATTCGCAGACATTGTTTTCTGCTTTTGCCGACGTTGAGTTTGCTCATAAAGCGACGCAGAGTACCCGTTAGATCGCGCTCCATAGCCTCACGCACTTCTTCCATCGTGGTAAAGCCTAAGTTTTTCGCAATAATCGCTGTATTCTTGCCGAGTGGCTTCAGTGGTGTTTTGCGAAACCACCTATCTAGCTCTCTTCGCGCTTCGTCTTTAGCTATTCTTTCCGGGCTTATGTAGTCAAAGCCGTAGTAACGATCAAAGTCTTCCATACATCACCGCCGATCTTAAAACGGTATCTCGTCATCGAAATCTTGTGACGCACTGACTGTCGCCTCTTGTTCGTTGAATATCACCGAGTCTTGTGGTGCATCAAAATCATCTGCGTTTGGGTCTATCGGTGCGGCTTCTGCTTCAAAATCGTCAACCAACGCTGGTGATTTACGTTCTGCAAGCTGTACAACACGTATTTTCTTAGGCTGTATGTGAAGCCCTTTGCCTTTCTGATAGAAGTAAAACTGTACCGCTATGTGAATATGGCTTTCTGTTGTAAGCTCAAAATCGTCGGGTAGTGGCTGTCTATCTGCGCCGAATTGTTTCGGTTTGCTGTACTGATCGTAGTTCTTTTGTTTACATGCGACGTTGTAAGTTTTGTCAGCTTGCTTCTCGATTTTCATAAATACTTTTGGGTCTTTGCATTTGTCAGCGTTTTCTTTCGTGACGTAGCCCGACGCTATGGCGTCCTTCCAAGCTTTTCTAACCGCTTCGATAAGTTCTTTTAGCTGCTTTTCTTTGAGGTTAATCGTAAGCTCATAATGAGCAGCTTTATCGTTGACATCTGGTGAGGGAATAGTGCGATTATCGCTGTCAGACCAAATGTAGGGTTGGTTGATTCTAGGCCAAACGGCGTAACAGTCCAGTATATGGTGCATAGTTTTTCTCCTTGTGTTTTTAGGTAATCCAACCGGGTAAGTCGTTTGCGACATGAACAGGAGGCCATCCGGTTGAGTAGTCTTGTTGTTTTTCGGCCTCTTGTATTTCTGCAAGTACGTTGTCCACGACTGTCGTGCCGTACTCGATAAGCTTCTCACCCACTTCCACTATGCTTGTGGCAAAGGGTGGTTCTTTCTCTACGTTGATGAATAGAAAGCGTTTCATGGGAAGCTGCGCTAATTGCATCACTTTCCAGTAGAACGCCGCCTGAATAGTGTACCCAAACTTATCCATCGTTCGCTGTTCGAACTCATAGGGATTAGCGCTTTGCGTGGTTTTTATGTCGGCGATGATACCCTTGCTTTGTATGTACAAATCAGGCCGCGCTTTCAGGCAAAGCCCTTCATGTTTGACAAACACGCTGGCCTCGCACACACGCTTTTTGTGTTCCAGTAGCAGCTTGATATGTGGGTTATTGTAAAGCGCCTCGACGCACTGCTCGACTTTCTCAAAGTCAGCATGGTTAAGCGCAACGGTATCTAACAGCTTGGCTTCTGCCACCGCATCTTGCCACGCTTTACCAGAACGTCTTTCTGTGCCTTTGATGGGTACAACGCCCTCTAATACCCAACCATGTACGGCTGTGCCAAAGTCGTAGGCAACGCTTTGTTTAGGCGGCACGTCGGCTGTCGCGTGTAAGGGCGAGGTTTTATACCAAGCTTTAATAAAGCTACTGCTAACTGTTGGTAATCCTTCGATTTCCTTTAGCGCATGATAGTCTTCATTGGATATGTCGTGGTGTATGCCAAACGAATAGCTCATTTGTCTTGCTCCAAGATTGATTTAAAGCGGAAAGCCACACGCCTCAGTTCAGCTTCCATGTCGGGTTCAATAAAGCCTGAGAACAACGGACGCCGATCTTTGGCTTGCTCTGCATCACCAGCGATAAGCGCGAAGGTTTTGTTTACTGGACACATTTCGAATGTAATGTGACCTACCGTTATGCTTTCTCTTGGTGCATTTGGATGGCGACGCTTTGATTTGAGGCTGTGCTTACTCATGCGACGCACTCCCCATCGTCGGCCTGACAGAGATACGCTTCATCGCTGAACAGAAAGTCGCCTTGTCGTTGAACGAATTGGCCTAGCTCGTGGTAGTTTCGTGTTTTGTGAAATGTGCTTCCTACGCTTTGCTCAAGCTCTGCCCACCACTTCATGCGCTCCGGGTATTCACGCCACATCGCAGCCAAAGTAGCTTCACTTTTAAGAAAGCATCCGTCGCAGTTCCCAGCGCCCTGCATAACGGTTAAATCAAACGGTTGTTTTTTCCAGAAAGACAAAACGTCTGTCTTTGTGACGTTGGCATCATTGAGAGGAAACCAGTTTGTCCACCGCTTTTCTTTTGATGGCTTTACTCTGTGCGCTTCGTCGGCTCGAATACCCACTGTGTTTGTCCATTGCTGCCATTTGCGAGACACGAGGTAACGCTTAATCGTCAGCACTTTCATTTCCTGTGTGCAGTACCGAATAGCTTGGTTAGGCAAGAACTTACTTTTTGTTTTGCCTTGAATAGCTTGTGTAAAAGGTTCGCCGTCACGACTTGCGCTATTGTGTGAAACAACTTCAAACTTTGGTTTGGCAATGCGGTACTCAAGCCAGTCTATTGCGACGTTCCATTGCACACCACATTGCTGCACAAAGTCTAGCGTTTCTGGCATTTCTCGCCCGGTGTTAGCGAAGACGACTTTGCATCGCTCTGGTAAATCACCGTTTGCTGCGAGTATTTCGTGCAGCATATACCCAGACGTGCGCCCACCGCTAAAGCTGATTAAGACGTTACCTTCTGGAAGCGTGTAGGCACTACTCATCGCAAATCACCTGTCTTGATTTTGTGGCGTAATTTGTCAGCAGCAGCGCGTATTTTGAGTAAGTTCTTTTGAGCAACGCCGTGGTACTTGAGTATTTCCTCATCGGACGCAAAATCTAAGTCAGCGAGTGTTCTTACGCCGTACATAAAGAGGCTTTTCTTGACTTGCAGTGGTAGGTCTAGGTATTCCACTATGCTGTTGGTTAGGTAGGTTTGCAGTGCGTTATTTTTCATCGTTAGCCCCCAAAGCTTTCTCTAGTAATTCACACAGCGAGATAATTTCTTCTGCGCGTTGTGCTTGCGTTAATCTTGTCGGTGGACGCTTTAGGTCATCTTTGATGATGAACGCTTTGCGCTTTATGCTGGCTATGATGATGTCGGTGTTATTCATCGTCGCACACCTCGCCTAACCCAAAGCACTCTGGGCAAGTATTCAGCACTTCATCTTGATAACCACCGTTGACAAAATCCACGATGTCGCGTGTCTCATCGACGTACCCAAGACCGTCACACTTTTCGCATTTCTTGGTGTTACTCACGACTTTGCCCTCGCTGATAGAATTTCGCGTGTGACGTAGAAGCAAGTGTCTGCATCCATCGTCAGCAAAAGTGTTTCGTCTTGGTGATCAAAGGAGCCGCCCAGCGCAAAACTTACGTGGTTCATGTGCATGACTATTCGCCAATCGCGGCGGTCATATTTATACCAAAGGACAGGGATTAGCCCTTGCGCTTTTGCAGCTTTGCGTACTTGCTGCCACCAAGTCGGGCGGTGTGTATCGCTACCAGTATTCGAGTATGTTTTTACTTCGATGCAGAATGGCCAATCAAATTTGCCGTCTTCAAAGTCTGGTAGTAAGTCACCGTGATCAGTAGAACGCCATTGCTCTAGGTCACGCTTTAGGCGAATACCCATGTTGTCAAAGTATTGCGTCTTTACCTGATTTTCCCCACGTTTGCCTTTGGCGCTAGGATTAACCATTGGTACCATCGTCGATTCGCTCGATTACCTCTATTTCGCTGCTTTCGGGCGGTAATTGATTACTATTTATTTCGTTGCGTATATCGCTGAGTAGATTTTCCCAGTCGCGTACTGAAACTTCACCGCTTGTTGCTGTCTCTATTCGTGCGCCTATGACCACACTTGGTAGAGTATCGCCGTTGACGTAACGACTAAGAGTTGGCTGTGATACGCCTATTTTGTCTGCAAATTCGCTTTGTGAAATATTCTGGTTCATCAAGTATTTATATAGTTGCACTGCTTTATCCCACTATTTGGTTGTGCATACGTTGATAAAATAACTCTTTTAATCAAGTCAACCACTTTTGTCGTAATTTATGTAAATTATTTGAATATCGCTTTTCTTGGTGGTTTCTGCCCCTAAACCTGCAAAAATCAATAAATTAGACTGTAAAGTAACTAGACAAGTAAGTTTCCTATTGATATTCAGTTATAAATATGCAAGAATGAATAAAAATACTTGAATAAGGAGGTAAATAGCACCGCCGTGGAGCGGTGGAGAGAGGGGAAATGTACACGAATTTGTACAACGT